GCTCAAGATCTGTCATCGTGTCCGCCTCCTATCATATCTCTATACCACACACGCATAAGCCACCCCAGCCCGTACCAGACCGCAACAGTTACCATCGCTACGGGCAACATCTCACCGCCTACGGCGAGGTATCCACGCTCTTGGTATGCTGCATCCATAAAAAACAGAGCCGTTATGTTGCACGCAAGAACCGTTACAATCGCCTGTACTGCTCTTGCAAGTACGTACAGGATTACTTGTTTCTTCATCATGCTTGTCCCTCCATGTAATTTCTCAGTACCGATTTTTCGACAAACCAGTACTTTCCTACCTTTTTTGCGCCGGGTATCTTGCCCAGTCTGCAGTACCTTGTGACTTCCGGTATCGTGATGCCCATAAGTCCTGCAAGGTACTCCTGCGACAGCATCACGGGCAAGAAGTCCCAGTTGCGTACTTGCGTCTTAATGCTTGCCATTGTGTACCTCTTTTTTCTTACGTCTTATGATTTAATCTTCTACCTTAAGCGAGCCGATGATCTCCTTTACTTCTTTGAGTAAAGAGAGTAAGCGGCTCACTTTTTCTTCTGCCTCGTCAAGGGCGCTTGTGTCAACGTTTATCGTCAGCGGCTTCATGAACTCACCTCCTTGCTTTAGCCACCTTTCAATGATATAATATTAATATCTTATATGGAAAGGAGTGACTGATTTGAATACATTTTGCCCGTTTCTCAAAGATGCCTGTCGCACTGACTGCGTGTTCAGAGTTCGTGAAATATCAGCAGATGAAGAAACTATAACAGTTTGCCGACTGGTTTCTTCTGCCGCAGTAAACTCAGAACTTTGCGACGTTATCATCAAAGAGAAGAGCTCAAAAACCGAGCGGTAAAATCCGCTAAGTAATCTTCTTCCGGCACCGTTGCTCTTTTGCGGAGTATCCTTGAGCAAAAGCTCAAGATTTCTTCCGCTTCTGCAACGGTGCATTTGTTTTCGGCAAGAATATTAAGTATTACCGCCGATGTCTTAACATTTTTCTCTGTTACGGTCATGTTCTCACCTCGCTTTCTGTTGTTTTACATCTTAGTAACTTTACAAGTTACTTTGTTAGCAAAAAAAATAGAGCAAGGCTCAGATATTTGCAAAGCGTCTATTAACTTTTCCATATCATCACTGCCAAATATGCCTCTTTTCATTTTTCTTGAAAATGTTCTTTCTGACATATCAATCAGTCTTGCAACGTCAGCCTGCCTTAGCCCTTTTGCTACCCACATAGCTCTTAACTTATTTGTGTCTACCACGTTCTCACCTCCGTAACTTTTTAAGTTACTCTGATTATATCACGTCTTTTGTAACTTGTCAAGACACTTTTAGCACTTTTTTTAACTTTTTTGTCTTGACAAGTTACCGTATTAAGTATATAATATATACAAGGGGTGACAAAAATGACTATAGGCGAAAAAATAAAACTACTTCGTGAAGAAGCTAAATTATCGCAAGGAGAACTTGCCGAAAAAGCTAACACGACCAAGCAAAACATTTATAAATACGAGAAAGGAATTATTACTAACATTCCTTCTGATAGGATTGAGCTGATTGCTAATGCACTTAGCACTACTCCTGCTTACTTAATGGGTTGGAATGAAGATTCATCGGACGCTCTTGTTAATGATGACGAGGAACTCACTGAATATCTTGAAGAACTAAAAACCCGTCCGGAGCTTAGGATGATATTTTCACTTACCAAAAATGCCACTAAAAAAGATGTAGAAAAAGCTGCGAAAATAATTGAAGCATTGTTGTCTGAAGGTGATGATAATTGAGAATTGAGTGTGATATTAACGGCGTTTATATTTATACAGCAGATTTACCGTCTTCCGTCAACGGTGTAACTGTGATAAAAAACGGTGATTACATTGTCTTTATAAATCAGAACAAGTGCCCTGCTAAACAAAAGTTAGCTTTAAAACATGAATTAAAGCATATAAGCAGAGGTCATTTGTATTCTGATATAAAATTTGTTGGAGATTGTGAAAATGAGGTGCAACAATGAATATACAGGAACTGAACGATTACACAATAGTAGACATTGAAACAACAGGCTTATCACCGGACAAGGATAATATCATCGAAATCGGTGCTTTGCGTGTTCGTGATAATAAAATCGTTGCTGAATTTTCTCAGCTTATAAAAGCGAGCAAGCCGTTGTCAAAAACTATTTCTCAGATTACCGGCATAACAGATGATATGTTGGCAGATGCAAAAGAGCTTGACGATACCCTATCTGATTTTCTGCGATTTGTTGATAATGATACGGTCGTAGGACATAACATTGCATTTGACGCTAATTTTATCAGTAAAAAATGCGTTGCTTGTGGGCTTGATTTTAAAAATGATACATATGATACTTTAGCTGTGTGCAAGCAAGAACACCCCGATGTCAGCCACAAACTCGAAGATATGATAATACAGCTCGGAATAAAAGATAGCGGTATACATCACAGAGCTCTTGCTGACTGCTACCATACTCACAGCTTAATGACAGCATTGAAAAATCATTCCGCTCTTGTATTTGAAATAAAGCCGCCGAAGCAAAGAGTACTGAATCCTATCACAAAAGGGTTACAAACATTGCACGGCATATTGATAGGCATAACCTGCGATGACATTCTGACACAAGAAGAACTGTTAAGACTTGAAGAATGGATGAACAATAACGAACAGCTTGCAGGTAATTACCCATACGACATTATAAATAACGCAATCTGGAAAGTAATCGAGGACGGAATAATAGAGCAATCCGAGCTCGATTATCTCCTCGAATTTTTTAAAGCACAAATCAATCCGCTTAATGCAGAAATAGGAGCCGTTGATATAGAGCTTAGCAACAAGTCTATCTGTCTGACCGGTGATTTTGATTATGGAAGTAAGCAAGAAGTACAAGAAAGATTGTCTGAAATAGGTGCTACGGTAGTTAGTAGCGTTACAAGAAAAACCGACATTCTTCTTATAGGCGAAAAAGGTTCTGACAGCTGGTCTTGCGGAACTTATGGCACTAAGGCGAAGAAAGCAATTGAACTCAGAAGCAAAGGCTATCCGATTATGATACTAAAAGAAAAGGATGTGCAGTTATGATAGAGCAGGTAGCATTATTTGAAAATGAACCCGAAGATTTAGATTGTAAAACTACTTTAGAAAACATAATAGTCACAGTTTCAGCAAAATGGAAATGTTCAAACGGGCTTTTCAGCATACAGGAAAACAAAAGCAAGGACAAACTTACCGGGTATTCAGTCTATTTTGAAAAATGTCTTTTCTTCAAAGTGAATACAAAATTCACGGTAATTTCTTGCAATAAAAGAGTTTATGATACGCTTGAAATATCTCCTGCAGGTACAAAATTGCTGAAAAGCCCTCAGAATTTCATACAATGTACATTCCACACAAAAAACGAAGCTGTAAAAGTTGCTGAACTTATTACTGATGAGAATGTCAGAATATTTGAGCCAACAGAGCATTTTGGATGTTGCGGATTATATTTGAAGTGTTCAGATGCTAAAAAGTGCTTGCACCCGGATATAATCCGTTCTAAATCCTGCTATTACAAAAAGAACTTAGAAAGCGGCAAGATATTCTACGGTAAAAACGCAAATATATGAATATTTCATGCCACTAAGGGCGGGTACATAGGAGGTCAGAATGGCACGGATAAAAAACAAAACCCGTGATGACGGGCGCTTGCAGTCTAAGGTGTACATCGGCACCAAGAACGGCAAGAAACAGTATAAGTATGTGTACGCTACAAACGCAAAAGAACTTGAGCAAAAAGTACAGGAACTGAAAACAAAGCTGAACAAAGGTCTTGACCTCACGGCCGACCGTGATACTTTCGGCTATTGGGGCGAGAAATGGCTGAAGTTGAAAAAGATAGAAGTATCGGTAAAACGTTACGAAGCATACTCAAAACGTTTTGAAAATCTTGAACCTATACACGATTTTAATATATCTAAGCTGAAAGCTACAGACATTCAGGATATTATACTTGACTGCGCCGATGAGCCGTCTGAAAAGACCGGAAAGCCATACGCAAAACAAACACTGATTGAAATCCGAAATGTCGCAAAGCAGATCATACAGCTTGCGATTGAAAATCGAGTGCTTGACTATAACTGCGCATCTGCGGTAAAAATACCTAAGACGGCAGAAAAATCCACTCGTAGAGCTCTGACCGAAGAGGAGCAGTCCTGGATAAACGATACTCCGCATAGAGCTCAGACGGCCGCTATGATTATGATGTATGCAGGATTGCGCAGAGGTGAACTGCTTGCTCTGACGTGGCAGGATATTGATCTTGATGCGCATACTATAAAGGTTGAACGCTCTGTGTCGATGATAAAAGGCAAGCCGCACATAAAAGAAGGTGGCAAAACTGATGCGGCGGCAAGAACAGTATATATCCCCGGTAAGCTTGTCAACTACCTTAGAAGCACTGTGCACAACCCGATCGGACTTGTGTGTCCCACAGTCAAAGGCTCTTTGATGACCGAAACAGGATTTAGCCGTATGTGGGAAAGCTATCTTAACGATTTAAACATCAAGTACGGTAACTGGGCAGACTGTATGCAGACAAGCGGAAAATGTCCGTCAAAGTATGCGCCGATAGAAAAGCCGTTCTTGATACCTCGTATCACTCCGCACTGGCTCAGGCACACTTTCATCACTTTGATGTACCTAGCAGGGGTAGACGTTTTGACAGCAAAAGAGCAAGCGGGACACGCTGATATAAAAACTACGATGGCTATATATACACACCTTGATGAAAAATACAAAAAGAAAAGTATCAACAAGCTGGACGAGTACCTTGAAAGTATAAGTTAAATAGTAGGGGTGTCAAATGGGGGTGTCAAAAAAATCACATTTCGCATAGCAAAGCCATTTATAAGGCTTTTGTGTTCTCATTCGTAATGAGCAAGTCCTGCGGATTTTTGTTATTTTTAGGAATAATTAAAAAGTGCACACCCCCTTGCCGAAAATGCACACCATTACGACCTTTCGTTAAATAGTATAAAGGTAAAAAATAGAAAAGGCTCTGCCGTGACCGTTTTTCAGTCATCGCAGAGCCTTCTTTCGTTAAATTGCGTTGACAAATCCCATTAAACAAGGACTTCCGGATAAAGAAAACGGACACCAATCAAGATACGCATTGTATCAAAATCGGTATCCTGTTATGCGTCTGCCGGGAATAAAAGATCGGGTGTTGCCATAATGTTATCTTCTTTTCGTGAAGTGTTGCCTGATAATTCGATTGTATCTGCTGTTTCCATTCTATCACAGGTAATAAATTGTGTCAAGGATTATGCATTTTAACAAAGTATATTGCAGAAGAACCGCAACTCCAATTCTTGTAAATCGCCGTTTTCTGTTCTTGATTTTCTATAATAAATATGCGCTATGTGTCCACATTACATTTGGTTTAATCCTTGACAACGCAAGAAATTGATGGTAAAATTTTGTCAAAGTAATATGTATTCGAGGATAAACATGGAGATAGCAATTTGTGATGACGATGAGCTTTTCAACGAAATAATGAGCGAAAAGCTTTCGACAGTACTGAATAAAAACCAAATTAAATATAATATTACACCGTTTTTTAACGGCTCTGAGCTGATCACTGCGTTAAATGATCCATTAAACCGTTTTGACGTTGTTTTTCTTGATGTTGATATGCCCGGAGTAAACGGTGAAAATGTTGCACAGTATATCAACTCTTCAAAAGCGTCAATCCCTGTCATTTTTGTCACTAATCATGACGACTTTGTGTTTTCATCGTTTAAATACAGGCCGTTCGGATTCTTAAGAAAAAGCCATGTTGACAGCGAACTTGAAGAAGCTGTTATCCGCCTTGATAATTATCTTTCCAAATCAGGGCAATGCTACACTTTTACCTTTCAGGGTAAACTGATTTCTCTGCCGTATAACAGAATAAAGTATATCGAAGCATACGGGCACGAGGTCGTTATACATACAACCGATACCGATATCCGAACGACAAGATCCTTATCGGAAACAGAAAAAGCCTTATCGTCTTACGGATTTATCCGCGTACATAAATCTTTCATTGTAAATACACGCTTCATTTTTTCGGTAGAACGCAATAATATTATCCTTACCGATAACAACTCGCTCCCTGTCAGCAGAACAAAAACCGAAGAAATCAAGCAGGCTATGATAAAATTTGCGAGGGATTAGTATGGGACTATTTTCAACCGTTACAGAAATTATTGCAACAATCTGCGAAAATGTTATTATCCTGTGGTTTCTTACATCTTTTTTCGGTGCAAAATATACAGGCATAAAGAAATATTCGGCATTTGTTGCCACAGTCGTAATTACAACAGCATTCACATCATTTCTTTCAAACATACTACCTGACAAGTTTCTTCTGTGCACAGCAGGATTTATAATTCTGCTTATACTATATTGCCGCTTGTTTCTGCACGGTACACTTCTTTGTCATATTCTGTTCCCGGTAATAGCAGAAACTACACTCATGCTAGTTGCAATAAGTATTTACACCCTGTCGGGAAATTTTATGTCGCAATCCCCGGCGGAAGCTGTCGGCGACAGCAACGGTTCTCAGCACATTGTAATTCTTATTATATCAAAAGTCGTTCTGTTCGGTTTACTCGGATTGATACTGCTTCTCACCCGTAAGAACAAAACCGAACTGCACAGAAATGAATGGAGCGCATTCAGTGCCGTTTTTGCCGCTACACTGCTCAGTGGTATATGTATTTACAAAATTGAACTCGGAATTAAATTAGGAAGCGCAAATAAGATACTCTTTTTCATACTGACAGCGGCGGGACTTATTATAATAAACATAATATCATTCTATATGTTGGTAAGAATTTCTCGCGAGCATAAAGAAAATATCAGAAAATCCATGCTACTCGTTCAGATAAATGAGCAGGCTAACAATCTTGATGAAATGCGTAGAATGTATAATGAACTACGCAAGATACGCCACAACATCAAAGGTCAATTAGGCACAGTCAGCGAACTTATCAGAAGCGGTAATAGCGAACAGGCTTTATCCTTCCTTGAAAATGCAGGCATTTCTCAGGCGGATATAAATATACCCGTACACACCGATAATGAAATGCTCAACGCAATACTTGTTTTTTTGAACAACAAATGCTTTGCTTCCGGCATAACGCTCAGGACGAATGTGATGTCATCTGATATAAGTCGCTTTTCGGCGGCTGATATAAGCGTTATTCTTACCAATCTCATCACAAATGCGATAGAAGCGAGTGTCCGATCACACGGTGAAGAAATATTGCTCGAGCTGTCCGTACAGCGCAATTATTATTGTATCAGAGTTGCAAATCAGATTGAAAAATCCGTCCTCGAAAGCAACCCAATGCTCATAACCACAAAGAAAGACAAAACAGCTCATGGCTTTGGTGTGGCAAGCGTAAAAATGCTTGCCGAAAAATATGACGGTATGACATCTTTCTATGAAAAGAACGGACAATTTATAGCGGATATCTGGTTGAAATTATCAGATTTATAAATTGACACTTTGACAAGTGAATATCTTATTTTATCCCCGAAAAGCACAATTTCGGGGATTTTTGTTGCAATTTTTGCATTTCAGGAAGAAAAACATACAGTTTGGGAAAAAGCCATTGAAAAATGACAAATGTTCAATTATAATTACAAAATGAGGGGAGTAATTTATGATAAATGCTATCGCAAAACGAATTGCTAATTATGTATGTTATAACACAGAATCATCTGATTACAAATTATATAACCGTGAAATTTATGTGTATGGATTTGAGATCATCATATCATCTATAGTAGCTTTCGGAATCGTATTACTTTTCGGATTACTGTTAGATAAGTTAATGGAACTGATTGTTTTCTTTCTGTGCTTCTATTTTATAAGGCAAAGAACCGGTGGCTACCACGCAGACACATATTTAAAATGCAATCTGATATTTACGTTAAATATAGCTATAGTCGCGCTCACAATTTCCTATGAAACGGCGCAAATATATCAGATTATTTTCAATGGAATCTCATTTGCAATATGTTCTCTGCTTACATTTATGAAAGCGCCAATATCTAACCCTAATAAGCCGATAGTTGAATCAAAACGTAAAACGTTTAAAATTACTGCTTTTATTTTGGTCTTAGCATCTGAATTGATTTCTATTACAATTATAAATATATATTCTTACTCTATGAGCATATCATTAGCACTGTTTTCAATATCAGTTGCTATGATGATAAATTCTAAGACGAAAGAAGGTGTAAACAAATGAAAAAAAACGCTTTAGCTAAAGTGTTGAGTAAGATCGGAACAACCGCCGCAAAAAAAGCTGCCGGCTCCGCATCACAGTTCGGTTATCACCAGGCAAAAGAACCAACTAACCTTAAAAAGATTAGTAAGTAATCCTTCTTAAAAACGTTATCATTATCTGATGGTGACAATTTTTAAGGAATTAATCACAATCAAAGTCATGACTCCATCGTGAGTAGAAAGGAATTTATCATGAAAATTAAAAAAGTATTTTGTTCTATCTTTATAATGTTAATTTTATCATTAACTATTTTGTCGTTAGCAGCTTCCGCTGATGTTGCTAATCCGATGAGAATATACAGTGATTCAAACGCATTCCGTACTTATATATCCGGAGAATTCACTCCATCGTATGCTACTACAGGTGCTTACGGAACGACAAAAGGAAAACATATCGAGCAAATATACGTTAAGGCTCACGAAAATGCATGGCCCAATTCTCAAATGGAGAAAGCGACTTTAAGAAACTCAAGTGTATCTTCTAATACAAGGCAATATACTTATTATACTTGCAAATATTTTTCTGGAGGCGGAAACAGAACTGTAAAAACAAGTGATAAAACAAACTCTGCAGAATGTTGTTTCTATGGTGTAGGTACATTGTTACAAGGATATTCCACAAGATACAAAGTGTTCTGCATGAAAAAATAAACAAAATCTTATAAAAATTTTTCAAATCTTGTATCTGATTTAGGGTACAAGATTTGAATTATGGGGTGATAATATCAGACAATTATTCAACAAAAGCGGCATGATGATAACATTCTTTGCCGTAACGTATTTTCTTTGCACTTTTCTCATTTCCATGTCTTTAAATTCCATAAACTCAGGTGTTGCAGGCAGACTTTCGGATAATGCAGAAATAATAACAGTCAATCAGGACCACAACTCCGAAAGCGCCCTCACCTACAGCGATATAAGCGATATACTGTCAAAGTATAAAGCTGTCGGTGCAATAAAGCTCGTAACCGAATACAATTCCGGCTACGCCCTGTTTGACTACGAAAAAACATCTTCTGAAAACAGCGCACCGACCGCCGTGATAAAGCCCGAACTTGAGCCGTACTGTATGACGATAAACGGAAGAAAAACGATAAACTTCATCGGACAGAATTACACCGTCACCAGTATCAACATATACGGAGGTAAAGACAGCGATTTCATATTGCAGTCTGATAAGCTCAGCGGCAGCACGGTGCGGTTTTCGGGACTGACGCTTATAATTGACAACAAAGATAAAACGCCATCAGTCACCGAAAGCATAAAATCAGATATAACCGGGAAAAATCCCGATACCAATATCAGAACCGATGATATATCCAAGATATCGGGAAAAAGCAATCTCTTTACATCAGGCAATATAGTTATCATCATTGCAATATTGCTTATCGGTCTGCTTATTCTTATGAATTCGGGCGTGTTCACATGGTCATGGATAAACTCCAAACGCTCCGAAATAATGGCTCGCCGTATATGCGGTGCAGATGATGCGGACATTAAAAAAATGATATTCATAAATTTCCTTATGATCTCCGCAGTCGGCATACTTATCGGCTTTATTGTCACACTGCTCCTTACTCTTATTCCTGCCGTTTCTTATTATCTCGGCAATATCAGAATTTCCGCAGGACTTATATCCGTAGCGTTCATCCTTCTTATCGGCGGTATAATTTCCTACAGTCTGAGTGACAAGTATTCGCACGAACAGGTCATTTCGTTAAGGAGAGTGTTATGAACAAGCAACTTATAAAAATAATTCTTTTCGATATAAAATCGAACCTGCTTTCCTGCCTGCTTCTTACATTCCAGATGATAGTAGCATTCTTTGTTATAGGCAATCTTTGCAGTATCACCGCATATAAAACTGTAACTGTGAATGCCCTTGACGGCTTTGATTTTTCCAAAAACTGCTACAGCCCGTCAAGCACCGATATTTACACCGACGGCGGAATAGTGGTTGATTATGACGACATAGAAAAGGAAAGAAACCTCAGCTATTACATAGCCGAAAACTATAAAACCGAGGGGCGTTCCGAATTCTATGAAGAAAAAGACGGCACAGAATATGCTTTGTCTGTAATTACAGAGCATTACTTTGATATATTCGGCTTTGAAGTAAGCAAAGGACGGCTGTTTCAAAATACAGAATACGGCAAAGGTCTGTCAGATAATCCGCCCGTAGTTCTCGGCAGTGACTTTGAAAACGACTATAACATCGGCGACTTGTACCTTGATAAATACGAGGTAGTCGGTATACTGAAAAGCGGCATGAAAACAACCTTTTTGCAAGGCGACAAAAGCTCTGTTGTTTCCGCCGACAACAAAGTGTTCACTCCTGTCATGAGCATTGAAAGCATGAAAGCACAAGGCATTGATTACCCCACCTCACTTATCTATGCCGATGATAAGTCCGACCTTTCCGCAATAAATGATTACGCCGCAGAAAACGGCATGAATACATATAACTTCATATCTGCCGATGAAACAAGACAGCTTATTGACCTTGTTTCTACAAAAGCCGATATTTCGCTCATCGTCATATCATCAATAATCATTATTCTTGCGGTATTTTCAATGATACAATCCACCCTGCTCTATGTCAGAAAAAATATCCGTGAACTGCTCATACACATGATTTGCGGCGCTTCACAGTCGGATATCCTGCTCAGGATAAGCGCCGAGGTGCTGATTATAAACCTTGTCGGCGTTGTTGTTTCATCTCTTATATTTATGTCACTCCGGACTACACTTGTTTTTGTGCTGACAGGCATTGCAACAGTAGTGATAGCCGTTGTGCCGGTTATGGTGAGCATTAAGAGAAAACCGCTTATAATGCAGATAAAGGAGGAAAAGTAAATGATCAGACTCGACAACATATCAAAGACTTTCCGTGACGGTGACACACAGGTTCAAGCATTGAAAAATATCAGCTTTGAAGTAAACAAGGGCGAACTTGTCGCAATAATCGGAAAAAGCGGAAGCGGAAAATCAACGCTTCTTAACATTCTCGGACTTCTCGACAAGCAAACGGACGGCGATTATTACATTGACGGCAAAAAAGTATCTTCCATACCGGAGCGTGAAAAAGCAAAGCTCAGAAACAGTCATATAGGCTTTGTAATGCAGGATTTCGCCCTTGTCGAAAAGTACACGGTAAAGCAGAATATAAATATCCCTCTTATATACACAGATAAGCCCATCAATAAGGAAAAGGCGATAAACGATGTATTAAAAAGCGTCGGACTGTCCGATAAAACAAACACGCCTGCCTACAGACTGTCGGGCGGTCAGAAGCAAAGAGTAGCCATAGCAAGAGCGGTGGTAAACGAACCGCAGATAATCCTTGCCGATGAACCGACAGGCGCACTTGACAGCATGACCGCAGATGAAATAATGCAGATTTTCGAACGCCTCAATATGTCGGGAAAAACCGTCATAATCGTAACCCACGACAAAGACATTGCCGCTCGCTGTAAGCGTGTCATCGAGCTTTCGGATGGGGAAATTGCGAAAGGTGCAAATTAATCAATTCGTGCAGTAATGAAAAACAAGGGTTTCTGATTGACTTTTTCAACACACAAAAGAATTCAAGAAGGCTCGAACGCATTAATGTTCAGGGCACCATAGACATATATCCCACCTGTATCGGCAGTAAGAAGAATGTGCTGTAAGCATACTCAACAAAATTTTCGGGTCAAAACGGTCAGAAAACGGTCAATAAAAAAACAAACCGCATAACAATGCGGTTTGAAAGGAATATGGTCGAGGTGACAGGACTCGAACCTGCGGCATCCTGCTCCCAAACGAACCTATAAGGGCAATTTCCGCTAAAAATAACTTTTTCCGCCCCTTTCCGCTCGGAAAACTGTGCTCTTCGCCACTCTTATGTCCACTGTTTCCGAGTGCTCCGAAGCGGTAGGTGGTCTGTTATGTGGTCATAAAAACACTCCCCGAACAAAAATCGTTCGGGGAGTGTTCGTTTGGTGGTTGTATAGTAACTCTAAACACCGAAAAAGTCAAGTCTTTTTGGTCAAAATCTGCTATGCTGTAAACAAAGAAAAAGCGAGGGCATTATTAGATCTCTCTCGCCTTTTTTATCATTTGATCTCTTGTCTTAATAGAGCCACATCTTTTTGATGATCTTGCGGCTTGATCTGATCCAATACTTTTTCTTCAACCGGTTGAGTCCAGTATATTTTCAAGGACTCTCTTGCTCGTGTTATAGCGGTGTAGAAGATACTATGAGTAATCAACTCATCAATTTCATCAGTTATGATGATCTTGACATGATCATACTCAAGACCTTGGGCTTTATGAATAGATACTGCGTAGGCGATTTGGAAGGGAACTGTAGCTTTCGAAGGTCCCTCATCGTCTTCATCTGTTGTCTTGTTTTTATTCACGACAAAACGAATGATAGAATTTCCATTACCAGCAGTTCCGACTATGGTAAGCTCGAAGCGCTGAAAGAACAGTACGGACGCTCTTCCGATAAAATTAAACCGGATATGCCGTTCAGGGATTGGATCGACTTCTGGTATCAGACCTACTGCCGACACACACTCCGCATTACCACAAGAACCGACTATGAAAACCGCATTTACAATCATATCATTCCCGAAATCGGAAAAATTCCGCTGAACAGGCTGTCACAGTCGGATTTACAGCAATTCTACGCAAAGGAAAAGACAGACGGAAGAAAACTGCACGCAAAAACCTACGGAAAGGGACTTTCGGACAGAACGATAAGGGGGATACATGCCAACTGCCGCACAGCTTTACAGCGGGCGGTGCAGGAGGGCTTAATTCGCACCAATCCCGCCGTCGGCTGTAAGCTGCCACCGAAGAAAGCACGGGAGATGCAGGTACTCACGCAAAATGAAATTATCCGATTTCTGCATCAGGCAAAGGAAGAAGGTTGCTATGAGCTCTTCTTGCTGGAGCTCGGCACGGGGATGCGGCGCGGTGAAATATTGGCGCTCAAATGGAGCGACCTCGACTTCGCAACAGGAGAGCTTCGCATTGAACGGCAGGTATATATCATCAAGGCAGAGGTGATTATATCAGCGCCGAAAACAAAAGCCTCGATACGCACTGTTATTCTGCCACCGTCACTCTTGAAAACCCTTGTGGCGTATAAGGAAACGGTGGATTCGGAATGGATGTTTCCGTCACCGACGGATAACGGCAGACCGAGAAATCCGTCATCGGTTAGAAAACGGTTACAACTGATCTTGGAACGGGCAGGCTGTAAAAAGGTGCGCTTTCACGATCTGCGGCACACCTTTGCGACCATGGCGCTGGAGCACGGTATGGATGTGAAAACGCTCTCGGCAACCATAGGCCATGTGTCTTCGGCAACCACGCTTGATATTTACAGCCATATCACCGATACCATGCAAAGGCAGGCGGCAGTGCATATTGACCGCAAAATCGGCGGCACAGACGCCCAAATGCCGACGATAGCGCGGGAGGAAAGGAAAGATACCTCCCCGGTCGAATTCACGCCGTACAAGCCCAAAATACGCAAACCCGGGACGGGCTGTGTCACGATGATAAACGACCACCTCTACGAGGGACGGTACACACCAACCAATGCCTACGGCAAGCGGGAAAGCCACAATATCTACGCGAAAACGCGCGAGGAATGCGAAGAAAAGCTCGCGGAAATGATTGCAGAGGTCAAGGCGCAAATCAAGGCGGAAAAAGAGAAAATGACAGGGTGACTGAAAAAGTCACTCTGTCAAAAATTGAGGCGCAGTAGACAAAGAAAAGTCTTACCTGCGATATCCGTTTTTCTGGCACATTTCATTTATTGATTCGGCAAAAATCGAACGGGAGTGTTTATCAGGGTTATCATTGCAGTTTTTCTTGTATATGTAATAATCCTGCAACTCGCCCCAAAGGTTCTCCCTTTTTAACCAATCCATTTTCTTTTCTAATCCTACAAAACCCTTCCCCTGATATTCCCAAAAGTAATAATTGTTGTCTTTGTTAAACCGAATATACTGCTGCCTTCCGTCGCCGCAATTATATACTATTGCAAAGTCGCAACTATGAATAATGCGAGAATGAGAAGTGTCAACCTTTTTAATCGTAAGAACGCGAGTGGAATCCTCGCAATTTTTGTATCCATAGCGAGGTGCAACACGGTCGATAGCAGTACGTATTATTGTCCGTATTTCTTTAGGTTCAAAATCCTCATTATCGTCATTGACCTCGATGTTGATATCGAAGTCAAAACCGATGTTAGATTTTGCATCGCAAGTAATCATATTACGGCTTGAACTGCCGATCGGTGTGAAGCTAAAAGTGAAATTGTCACGCACCAAATCCTGTACCATGTAAAGAATTTGATATAGCTCATCTTTTATAGGCTGAGCTTGTTTTTTGGTTACATACCTAAAGTCATGCATTATGGTTTCTCCTTAAGATTATCTCCCTAACCGACCATCTAACCTGAGTTAAATCATTATATTATACTACAACAATATCATTTGTCAAGAATTATTTCTGTGGGTTATCTTTTGCTAATTTTATCTGATTATTATACTCTCAACCTAACAAAATTTGTATCGCAATAGACAGAGAAAAAGGCTGGAACGGTATGAAAAATCCTCTGAAACGCTCGGTTTCAGAGGATTTTTGGTCGGAGTGACAGGGTTCGAACCTGCGGCATCGACATCCCAAATGTCGCGCGCTACCAACTGCGCCACACCCCGATAGTATATTTAATTGTGGTCATGTAAGTGGTCAAATCTGTGGTCAAACACATTTTTGACCGCTATTTTTTGTTTTCCAAACCGCCCGAAATCCGCACGGTTAAAGGACTTTCTGCGATTTTCGCTTTCGTGCGGTGCGAAGACCGCCTATGCTCCCAAAGCAGGCGCGCTACCACCTGCGCTACACCTCGATATTTTTATATCAACTTTTATCTTATATCTCTGTTTTCT